CTATTACATCCGTGTAATTTGGCAAGTAAACTGAATACTTGCTCAAGAAATATTTGCTTATCATTAACGTAAGTATTTTTAAAAATCTCATAAGAATCACGCATTTGTTGGCGAGTTCCTAATTGACCTGGAGTAGAAATACCGAATAGATCAGGAGCAGTAATCTGATGCCCAGCAAAGATATTCTGCTGAATCATTTTATCTACATTACCGAAATCTTCTTTAGTAATATCGCTTGCTCCTAAATCTTCAATGACTGGCTTTCTTGAAGCATCATTGACAAATGAAAGAATAAACTTTTTACCATCGCTACCCGTAAACCTATCGGTAAACTTGCGTTCAATTTGACGTTTCTCGTCATCCGATGGCTCGCCATTTGGTAAGGTAATTAATTTGCTTGCACTAAATCCCGTTTGGGCATTACCTAAAACGTGCTTAGATATTTCGATATCTGATTCAACGTAATTTAAAGCACCAAAATAACCTGGTAATGCGTAAGCATTTAAGTTAGGTCGATACTCCTTTAAATACATTATTTGAGTACCTTGCCTTAACTGAGAATTAAATCCGTTAAAGACCTCTCTTTTGTACTTCCTATCTTCCCAATTTTCCGAATACCAAAACTGAGTATTATCAGCATTGGTACGAATCTTAGTATAATCAACGTGATATACCTCAGCAAGATTTTCTCCCGTTACACTCCATATAATTTGCAAGTAAGCACCTCCAAATAACTCAATATCAATAGATGCTTTTCTTAAAACTTCGGTCAACGACTCCACTCGGTTGGCTTGTGCGATGAATTGTTCACCAATAGGGTCGACCCCCTCTTTGATTTTAAAGCCGTTCCCAGTTATGTAATTGACCTTTCCTTTAATTATCGCATTATGCTTAGCAGACTTATTAAATAAATCGACCAAATAATTAGGATAATCATTCTTTTTACCGAACTCAATGTAACCTTCTCCTTCGCCTTTCTTCTCCCGATATTCGGGTTGTCTTGCCTCCGCAAAAGTTAAAACCATTAATTGATTGCTCATATATCTCGTACTTTATACGTATTTGTTTGGTTGCTATAAGTAGTAAAACTAAATTGACTTGTGTCGTTTAATGTTGCTTGTCCACTTTCAAGCATTGAAGTCGCTTGCGATGGGATTAGATTAGAAGTAGATGTTTGCTCATAAATCTGATATGACCATTCGCCAGGTAATTTAGTTGCAAAATAAGAACTTACCGTAATATTAAAAGCGTTGAATCTTTCAGGGTAAGTAGATAAATCGGCATTGTTTAAAATCACAAATGCCACCGTTTCGTTTGTATTTCTTGACTTAAAATAGAATAGATAATTAGGCGATGTCAAAGTTGCCTTCTCGCTTAATGTTAAAATAATTTTATTGACCTGACCTTTGATTAAATGTATCATCAAATATAAATAGCATTAACAAAATTTCTTATATAAAAAAAGGGGAAGCATCAGCCTCCCCCTTACCCGTCAACCAAACGACTATCTTTAAGCGCCTGGAGTAGTCAATGCAGTAAAGACTCCATCAGCCACCGTTGGCGCTAATTCCTTCTCTTGTGCAGAGAAAGTCAAAGTATATCCTGAACGGTCACCTTGAGCCGTACCCGTAGCACCATTGCCACCAGTTAGATTTGTACCTTGTACCCGACCTAACAACCAGGTTTTATCGTTATTGTCTTTTACAACACATAACAATGTATTTTGAGCCAACAAAAGAATTTCATTTCTTGTTGACACTTGTAATTTGTTCAATACTATCGATAGTTCTTGAGCATAGAAAACCGTTCCATTTTGCACGTTAGCATTAATGTTTTCAGTCAAAGAAGCAGTACCTGGAACTAATTCATATTTATAGAATCTTTTACCAGCCACTTTAGTTATTGCAGATACCGAACCCGAAGCAACGGTAATAGCACTAACATTTCCTTTTTCAATAAAATACACCTCTGTAATCCCACCTAATGAGTCACGACAATCTAAAGAATATCCTTGAGTTAAAGCGCAAGCCATAATTATTTTTCTTTAAAGTGTTAAAATTAGGGGAGTCGCATCCAAGCGATACTCCCCGAACTTATTTGTAAGATTTACTAAGTTAAGATAAAATCAACTAACTCATCCGCAAAAGCAAATTGTACACCGAACTTAAATGCTGCCATGAACTTGATGTTCATTGCATAAGGATCGTGTAACAATTCAAACTGCTCTTCTTCGTTCAACAAGTCAGTACCGATAAACAAGTTAGAAATACGACCAGCATATATCTTAGAAGTTCCGTTCAATCCTTGAACTGCGATAACCTTGATAGTAGTTCCTGGCAAAGTTAATTCTCCAGTAGCTTGACCATCAAAAGTATAGTTGAATAAATTTGAATTTTTTAATGCGATAGTGTAAGTACGAAATACATCGTTTCCTACAAATATTGCAACGTCATCCTTATCAACGATTTGCGCTGGAATAGCTTTGTAAACTGCATCTAAAACCGCAACAACAACACCACTTGTAATACCAGCGGAAGCAGCTAAAGCAGTTCCGTAATAAGTAGTAGTATTTGCGTGGATAACTGAAGCCGAAGCGGCAGCAACTAACTTAGCAAAACCATCAAACTTGTTCAAGTTACCATTTGCTGAAGCAGAATCTCCAGTCCAAATAGCAGTTTCTAATTGAGAAGCAATACGAGATGCTTTCTTAGAAGTATAATCAGCAGCGAATGCGATTGAATCATACATAGAACCAGCAGATAATGCTTTTTGTAGATACTTAGACTCTAATCCTTTTGGACAAAGCGCCTCTTGTACTTTAATTTTACCAACCGTTACACTTCTTTGAGTGAAAGTAGTTGTACCTGATGCGTTGAAACCGCAATCGCTATCATCTTGAAAGAAAGCATCAGTATCCATGATACCAATTTTCTCAGAAGATTTTACTCCAACTAATACGTTACCTTGAGATTTAATCAAAGTAGCAGTTTTAGAGCCAAGAACTGAAGATGTTACTAATAAAGCTTCGTTTTCTTTGGCGTAGTCCGTTAATGTACTTACAACAAATGCCATAATTTTTTCTTTTTAAAATTTTTAATTTAAAGTTTTAACTCTTTCCAAGAATCGCTCTATTTTGTCTGCCTTTGGCTCAACGATTCTAAAATTGTTTTTTGGATTTTGAATTGGGTCAGCAACTGGAGTCTTAGAAAATCCTTCCAATACGCTTAACATTTCACTAAATCCTTGATTAAACTTGCTTTCTAATTCTCCCAACTTGCTTTTTAATGCCTCATTCTCGGCTTGCAAGTAAGTGATAGTAGCATTCATTTCATCAAATTGAGAATCGGCTTCCATAGGAGCTTCTTCTGAAGTTGGTTCTTCGGCTTGAGGAGTTTCAATTCCTTCAACCTTTCCACCAACAACGGTAATCATAGTGCCATCAGCAAGTTCATACTCTCCATCGGGAGCAGATACTGAGTTACCTGATTCATCAACAAGCATAGCATCTGCGCCAATCTCTAAAGCCGATAAATCGATTTTACTTCCATCTTTAAGGTCGTAAGTTTCGAATACCAATTGAGTCGCTGGCTCAGGTGCAATTTCTTCAGTTTGCTCAACGGAGTTATCCGATAACAAAACTTTAATTTTTTCAATTGCTTCTGAAACGTTCATAAATTGTTTTACTATTGTTTGATTATAAATACTGATTAATTAATACTTTATCGTTTAGACTTGTTCTAAAATCGAACATATCTCCGACCATAGAGATTCTTCAACGCTCATCGGTTGCTTTCCTTTCTTGTAATTAAATATGCCCTCAACACTAAATCCTTTAAACTCTCCCGATTTAATTTTATTCCAAACCGATTCATTTTCTACTTTAAAACTTCCAAACCAAGAGCCTTCGGGTGCATCCTCAAATCCTTTCATTGCCATTACTCCCCGTGATGAATCCACGATAAACGATTCGTACATCGTTATTCCTTCAACTGCTAAAGCCTCATCGTGCATCAAGTTTACGTTTGACTGATAACCTTTCTTAAAAAACTTTTGTGCTATCTTTTCAATCGTATCTTTAGTAAACGTAACGTAATACTCGCCATTTTGATCATTGCGATAAATAGGAGTATCGGCCAACATTAAAGCGCCTGACACGATTCGCCTATCTTCTGATTGAATAATAAAATTAGCCTTTGCCTCTTTAAACATTAGGAAATCTCTTTCAATTGCTGGTCTATCTACCAAAGCAACGAAGTCAACTTCAACATCGTCATTTAAATCGTCACTAATTTCAAGTTGATAAATTGGTAATTTCATATTATTTGTTTTTAAATTCTTGCAGAGTTTTCAATTCTCCGTATTCTCTTTTGACTTCCCGTAATATCTGACTCAACAACAAATGCCCGTGTATTAATATTACCTATTGCATTAATAGAAGTTTGGTCTAAAGCAGTTGGCGCATTAGGAGTAAAACTTGGAGTTATTGGTGCGTCAGCCGTAGGTACTGAAATACTTGGACTTGACCCTGAGCCTCCGCCAGGAACACTATTTATAATACTTCTTGCTTGAGCAATATTAGCAAGTATTATTATTA